GAGTGAATATAATGCTTAAAAATCACTATTTAATATTAGAAGAAGAGATTAAAGGTTCTTATTCTTCTAATGTAAATAATAAAACAGATATACAAATATCAATAGAGGAAACCCCATATGAACCAAGACACAGAGATTTCGACTGCTTTACTACCATTAGAGGTTGTGGATTTGGTAAGGAAGAAACCAGAGGTGGCGACATATTTAATGTTGCAAATGGCGAAAGCATTAAATCAACATCTCTCAATAGAGATGAACTTGGATCAACTATCTCTGGTTCTATTTAACTATATAGATAATACAGATACAACTGGAAAGATAGAACTAGAAGATTCTTTCTCTCCTTTACCAAAAGAGGAAATAAACTAATGAAACCAGAGATAATAAGATTGAGTAGATTGTTTGCTTGTGTAAGCAGAATACAAGATCTACAAATGATAATCCAAATGAAACAACACTACATCAACTATGGTAAGTTAGGAGAGACAAACCTAAAACTATTAGCAGATTTAGAGAATAGAGTAATACTGGAACTAACCAAATGGGACAACTACTTTGCGGATAGAGAAAAGGAAGCAGTAGATAAATATATTTCAGTTATTACTGCTAATACAGATAAGCAAACTACTATTGTTGTTAAGGAGGATAAAGATAATGCTAATACCAGCAAGCAAGAAAAGAAAACCAAGTAAGAAAGGTATGGAGAAAGGAATAGGATTTACTATTTGTGAAGGTAAGATTACAGAAGCAATAGAACAATCCAAGAGAGCATTAGATATATTCTATAAACAAGAATCAAAGATGCCTCCTCATACTATTATGACTGGTGTTTATGCTATTAATAGAACTGAACTAATGGGCGTTAAAGAACTCTTTGAGGGATTACAAGACAATATTATTAGTCCTAAACATAAACAAGCAAGAGATATTTGTTTAACTCAACTGAATCTATTAGAGACATTAGTATTAAGTGATAAAGATGATATTAATGATCCTGTATTCTCTACCTTTACACAAGGATTCGTAGATTGGATTACAGCAACTCATAATGTTATGTTAGACCAAAGTAGTTGGGGAAAGAGAAAAAGAAACTATGATTGGTTTATTAATAAGTATTGTGATTATACCCCAGAATATATTAAAGATAGATTGATTAAAGAGTTAGATAAAGAAGAGGAGACATATGATAGATGCCTTTAAAGAAACCTCTTACTGCTAGTCCTACTGGTGAAAAGAAATCTGTTCTTACAGCAGACCAAGCAAAACTATTACCACAAAAGTATTGTATTAAACATAATAAGAGATACATAATAGATAAAGACTTTTCTTTATGTTGCCATAATGATTGCTTTGGTGGTTCAGTAAATAAGTTTATGAATAAGAACAAGATATATCATCATATTAGATCTGCTGGACTATTAGAGGATTATCATAGTTGGTTGCAACTACAACTACTAGAAGAGTTAAGGGAAAAGAACAAACCTCCTGTATTAAACTTTATCTGGTTATTATTAAAGACAAGAAACTTTTACACTAATGTTCTAGGTAAAGGATTAATGCCATTAGCATCATTACCTTCTGGGGTAAGAAAAGAAAGATCATATCTACCTATTAATGAAGAGATAATAGATGAGATAGATAATATCAATAATGATTCAGTAAGAGATCATAGACTACTATACCAAGACAACCCTGAATCAACTATGTTAGGTGATGCTTTACAACAAGAGGTAGTAGAACTTGTAGGTTCAGTTATGCTCTCTTATCTTAATGATGTATTAACTCTACAAGACATAGCAAGAATCAATAAACAAACACTACCACAAGCGAGAAAGTGGATAAAGGATAATAAAGAGATATTAAGAAAACATATTGATAGAGAGGTTCATAAACCAATAACTCCTATGAAAGCAAAACTCTCTAACTATTATAGTTAAGGTGTGAAACATTATGAGTAATCAAGTAAAGAAACTACCAGTTAAAGTTAAGAGAAATCTTAATGATATGATTAATGAACTAGATGGTGTTGATGTATCTGTTGGTGATATAGAACAACTAGCATTACAGGTCATTATGGAAAGTGATAAGTCATATGATAAGATTAATGCTATTAAGATACTGGTTGATATTAAGAAACATCTATCACAAGTAAATAACGAAAAGGATTTACTGGAAATATTAAGGGGTGAAAATAATGATGGATAAAAAAGGTTTAATGAAACAAGTTGCTATGAAAGCATTAAGTTCTTTGGAAGGGTTGGATGCTTCCAATGTTAAAGCAGTATCTATTATCTTTCAGGGTAATAAAGAAAAGGGTATGGAAGAAGATGAAGAATACCCAGTTAATAGCAAAGAAGAATCTAGTGGTGAGTCTTGCCCTGATTGTGGTTGTGATATGACTGGTGAAGAAGAATGCCCTGAGTGTGGATATGAAGAACATACAGAACAAGGTGAATCTAAATCAGTAGAAGGTTCTAAAAAAGACTATGAAGCAGATACACCACAAGTTCGTCGTAAAGAATATTCCCAGATGAATCAAATGAAAGGTAAATAACTATGGATGATAGAGAACAATACTCAGTAGATTTACCAGAAGAAGGAGGTAGGCAATCTGTATCTTCTTCACAAGAATCCCAAAGAGTTCATCGAATATCTCAAAAAGCAGAAGAGATTAAAAGACAAGGAATAGAAAGACTTAAAAAGGGTTATGGTGGGGCAAGTTCAGTTTTAATGAACGACCCAGAAGGTAGAGGAGTCGTTGTTCCAGTAGAAGATGTTGAGAAGATGGAGACTGCTAATAGATTAGCAGATAATCAAGCAAAACTAGATCTTATAATGTATCCATTTGAGTTATTAACTGCTCTTGGTGGTCTTTATGCTGGGGCAGGTTCTATGAAAGATGTTGGAAAAAGACCAACAAATAGAGGTAGAGCAGTAGCCGCTTTGGCATCAGCAGCCGCTATGAATCCACAAGAAGCAAAAGCAGTTGAGAGAAAACCTCAAAGAGAAATAAACAAAGCAGAAATAAATAGGATTTATGAAAAGATTAATAATGAAGGATACAAAGGATTAGAACCAGAAGAGTTAAAAATGCTTGATCGCTACGAGTTTCGACAACAAAGAGAACTAGAACAACAAGCAGACGAATACTATAACGCATACTATAAAGGATTAGAACCACTAGAACAGAAAGTAGAAGAGTTAGAAGCACTCAAAGAAAATATAGCAAATACTAGAAGAACTATCGAAATAGATAGAAGGCATCCAGCAAGAGATAAACAAGGTAATCCAATAACTCCAAAGTTTATTAAGGAAAAAGATTATTTGAGAGGAGTAGCAAGAGAACAAGGTATTCGTTTTAATGCGGGAGATAATGTTGATATTCTATTACAACTTATACAAAGAGAGTTAGACACAAAAAAAGAACAAGCAGAGAAACGATTAAAACAATATAAAGACTATTATTAATACTATTTAATGTATGACTCAACAAGAACTACAAGAGATTAAAAAGTGTAAGAACGATTACATCTATTTTGCTGAAAAGTATTTAAAGATTATTAATAAGAAAAACAGAATCGTTCCACTTAAACTTAACTCCGCTCAAAAGTCTATCTATGACTCAACACATACAAATAGATTCATTAAGATTCTAAAAGCAAGACAACTAGGTTCTTCTACCTTTATTGCTTCTTTCTTCTTTTGGAAATCTTTATTTAATCTTAATGAAAGAACACTTGTAATCGCTCACCAACACGAATCAGTTAAATCAATCTTTCGTATTTATAAAACTTATTACGATAATCTACCATCCTTCTTAAAGTTTAAGACAACAGGAAACTCTGCTAATGCTTTGGAGTTTGAGACAGGTTCCTTTATTAAGGTAGGTTCAGCATCAAGCGAAGCATTTAGAGGTATTAGCGCGATCTCAAACCTACATTTGAGCGAGGTTGCTTTCTGGGATACTATGAAAGATACAATATCTTCTGTATTCCAAACCACAGGTGAGAATCCTTATATCATTTTGGAAACATCACCCAACTCTCTTAATGATTTCTTCCAGTTTTGGAGTGAAGATAATGGTTATGAACCTGTATTTTTATCTTGGAATAGTGATGAAAACAATACATTAGACGAACTATCTTCTAACTCTAAACGATTGGTTAAAGATAAACCAGAAATCTTATCTTATTTACAAGATCAATCTTATACAGACGGACAAATAAAGTGGGCGGTTGAGACATTTTTTACCAAAACTGCTGGTGATATTAGCAGATTTAAACAAGAATACGCAATAGACCCTGTATCCTGCTTTATTACCTCTGGTGATAAGTTTTTCAGCGAATCATTTATCTTAATGGACGACATTAAGAGCGGATACATAGAATATCAACCACCAAAAGCAGGTCATATTTACTCTATTGGTGTAGATACAAGTGGAGGTTCAGCAACAGGGGACTACTCTGCTTTCTGTGTTATGGATATAACCGACAAACAATACCCAAAAATAGTAGCAACTTACTATGATAGACAACCAGTTCTAATCTATGCTGAAAGAGTCTTACAAGAGTGTAAGAAATATGAAGCATATGCGGTAATAGAAAAGAATAGTTATGGTCTTGCTGTAATCGAATACCTTGTATCCCGTGAATATACCTTTATCTACACAAAAACTCTGTTTGATAAGGTAGAAAACAAGTTTAAAGATGAGTATGGTTTCTATACAAACCAGAATACTCGTCCATTAATGTTAGGAAAACTACAAGATTTTATTAATAATAGAAAGATACTCATAGAAGATAAGAGATTACAAGCAGAGATAAATGCTTTTATCTATGATAAGGGAAAACCACAAGCGCAATCAGGGAAACACGATGATTTGGTTATGGCAACTGCTCTTGCTCTTATGAGTTTAGAACAATATGAGTATGTAGAGAATAATAGACCCAGACCAAATCCAAAATCACCGAGAGAGTGGTTAGAGTTAGAGGTAAGTTTGGGTATGCCGAGAGAAGCATTAATCAATCAAGGTATTATTTCAGTAGCGGGAGAGTGGAAAAATGAAAGTATTATTCCACAAAAGTTTTAATATTGCTTTCTCGTTAGTGTGAAATATTAAATGCGGACAAAACCGCATAAACAAATGTTTTTTATTTGCTCCGTTAAATAAAGAAACCAACCAGTAGGAGAGGTTGTATATGTTATTAGATCAACAATCCCAGTCCGCCCTAATATCTCGCATAACAGGAGGAGGGGGAGAAAAAGAACCAGCAAGAGTAGGTTTAGAAACTACACAGGTAGAAAGCAGAACCAGCGAACCACAAAGGGAATCGCAATCCCAGCAAAACTACCAGAGAGTAGAGGACTCTTCCAGCGAACCAAAACAAATACCTTATGATAGATTTAAAAAGGTTAATGAAACCAAGAAAGAATATCAACGAAGGTATGAAGAACAACAGGTAGAACTGGATAGATTACGAAAGGAACTTGACTCTAAAAGTTCGAACAGGGTAGATGACGATGCTTGGTTAAATGAAATACTTTACCCAGAAGACCCAACTGATAAAAAGTTTAAAGACCTAGAAAGCAGAATCCAAACTTACGAGTTAAGAGAAGCAGAAAAGGAACTTGATTCTATTGTTAAATCAGCAGTCCGTCGTAATAATGACCTTGATAATGAGTTGGTTGAGTCAGTAGTGTATAATACTATTGCTACAAATCCAAATGCGGATATTGATGAAGCAATCGGTAAGTTAAGAGAGTTTGTTGATTATGTAGAAACTCGTGGTAGAAAGAAAACAGAATCACAACCCTCTAATAATAAACCATATGCTCCACCAAGACCAAGTATGGCAGGAAGCAAGAACTATCAATCTACACCAGAGACGAAACCTCGATCACTCAGCGATGCCCGTGAGGCATTATACAACTTTCTATCCCGCAAATAAGGGATTTATTTAACTAAAAAAGGAGATACAAAATGGGTGCAAGTATAGGAACAGGTATAGCGGGTTTTACATCCGTAGATCAAATATTAAAAGAGTTTTATTTAGGTCCAATCATCAATCAGTTAAACAATGAGATTCTAGCAGTAGAACTCTTCCAAAAAGCGCAAGTTGATTGGCAAGGTAAGAGAGCAGTTATTCCAGTTAAGGTAAGCAGAAATAGCGGTGTTTCATTCCTCGCGGAAGGTGCCGCTCTTCCTACCGCTGGCGCACAAGGTTACGCAGATTTATTGGTTACTGCTCGTTTCGTTTATGGTAGATTCAGTGTTACTGGTCCTCTTATTGAGGCTGCTAAAACATCAGCAGGAGCATTCGTTACAGCAATCGACGGCGAAATGACTGGTCTTGTAGAAGATGTTAAAAATGCCGCCAATAAAGGTATGTTTGATGGTAATAACATCATTGGTTATGTATGGCAAAAACAAAATGCCGCTACTTTCCAATACGCAGGAGCAACTACAACATCAGTAGGTTCAGCATTTACGCTCGGTGCTGCCGCAACAACCGCTCAACTAATCCGTTTGGATACATATGCCGCTGTTGGTGCCGCTACACAAGTAAATGCAGTCACAGAGTCAAGCATTACTTTTAATGCCCCAATCGACACCACAGCGGTTCCTGCTGGTGTTCCATTAGCAGTCCAACTTGGTGCCGCATCTACAATCAAGTATGGTGTTGCTGGTGCTTGGGATAGAGAACCTGTTGGTCTAATGGCAAACCTTAGCAATCAAACCCACTTTGGCGTTGATAGAACTGATGCTACTGGTTCTCCAATCCTACAAGCAACCGCATTTGTAGTTGATCCAACCACAGATGTTTATTCGACTTTGACTCTTCGCTCTATGCAAAAAGTCCTTGACGATATTAACCTCCAATCAGGTAAGAAACCAGACCTAGTCCTCTGTAATGACCTAATGAAAGTCGAATACACCGCCCTTCTACAAGGTGTAGGTGCCGCCAATCTAATCGTTCCAACAGATAAGAATAGTGATGGTTATGCTGGTTTCGAAAGAGTTTTCTACAACGGCATCGAAATCAAAGCATCTCGTCATTGCCCCAAAGGTCTATTCTTCTTCCTATCCAGCAAACTCTCTTGGAAACTTGCTGTTCTAGGTGAAGGTGGATTTATGGATGATGATGGTTCTATCCTCTTCCGTGTGGTAAATACTGATGCTTACGAAGGCACTTATCGCTGGTATTACAACCTAGTTTGTGTAGAACCAAATGCGAATGGTGTTCTTTGCGCCATTAGTTTCTAATATGTAGTAATCTGGGTGGTCTGCTGTTATGGTGGATCACCCAGATACTCTTTAACTTAAAAGGAGATTATTAAATGCCTGGTTATAGAATAACAAAATCTACATTAGGAACAAAAGCAGACGGGGTTATTTCCAGCGAAATAACTTATTACCCACAACAAGGAACCGCTTTACCTGATGCCGCTGGTGTAGGAACAGAAACCGCCCCAGTTGTAGATGGAGCAAGTCAAACTTGTAGAACAAAAGTATCTTTCACCAATCCTTCTGGCGGATCCTCAACTTGGTTGATTCCTGCTCCACAAGGTCGTTGGAGAGCAGTTGATTGTTTTATTAGAAAGACTGCTGGAACTGGTGGTGCCGCTGATAATGTGGTTATTAAATCAGTTAAGGCTGGTTCTGTTTCTGCTGGTGTCCTATTTACCTCAACTACCGCTAATAGCATTATGGATTTAAATGGTGTTGTTGTCGGTCAGTTGGTAAAAGCGGTAAGAGTATTAGATGCTTCTAATGTTTGCTTACTAGATTCCTCTACTAACGATTCTCTACAAGTAGCAATCGTAAAGGGAACTAGTAATGCCGCCTGTAATATCTTTATTGACTGGATACTAGAAGGTTAATCTATTGTAGATTATAAAAGCGAACCCTCATCAGCAGAAATGTTGGTGAGGGTTTCGTTTTATTGGTGTGAAAAATGATGATTGGAATACTACTATTTTTATTAATCGTTCTTGTTTTACAACTGAATATTTGGTTATTTATCTTTGCTTATCATAAAGTTAAAACCGAAGGATTATTTAGTTCAGCAGAAGAACGATCAAAGAAATCAAAAGAAAATCTACCACCAACTCTACAAGACCTTTTAGGAGAACTTTAAATGGAAGAAGAACTACAAACAGAAGAAGAGTTTGTCCCTAATGTTTCTAAAACAGATATAAAAGCATTACAAGAAGCCGCTAAACAAAGAAAACTAGAAAAGAATAAAGGTCTTGGTGGAGCGATTGGAGCAGGAGCAGGAGCAATCGGCGCCCTTCTAACTGGAAATCCACAACTTATTTTAGAAGGTTATAAGGTAGGTTCAGGTATAGCAGGAATGGGAACGAAAGGTGATGGCGGTCTAGGTAGTATTCTTTCTGGTGGTGGCGGTCAAAGTATTATGAATCTTGTTAAATCTTTTGGTGGTGGTAAAGGAACACCAGATTTTTCCAAGATGAATAAAGACCAAATAGACCAGTTCTTAAAAGCAAATCCAAATATGCAAGGAGCATATGACGAGTTCTTAAAAAGTGGTGGAGCAAGTGTTATGTCTGCCGCCCCTGCTGTTGCTTCCAATATTCCTGCTGGTGCCGCTTAAAAATAAGGAGATAAATAATGCTATTACCCGAGAATCCTAAATCGGCAATAGATCAATCCCAGAACGAGAAGACCTCTTGGCAACAACTATGGGATATTTGTGTTGCTTATACTATGGGAAGGCAAAATCTTATCTATTCATTTAGAGATAAAAGATATGTTGTCCCAGAACAAAGAGAGATTGTATTTAATCTACTCATTAATCTTTACAGAAATGTTGTTTCTCGTTTAGCAGTAGCATATCCAGCAATCGCAGTTTATCCTGCTTCACCTTCACAAGAAGATATTGTTAAAGCCCAAGCAAGCGAACTAGCATTAAGATACATTTGGGCGGAACAAGATATTCCAAGCAAGTTTCAGCAAGTAGCAGAGTGGTTAGTTACGACTGGAAACTGCGGTCTTTACTCTTATTATGACCCAGATAAAGAAGATGTTGTTGTAAGAGTTGTAAGTCCATATGATATTTTCTATGAGGAGTATTCTACAAGTGAAGAAGAATCTTCTTGGGTTGCTGTTAGATCTTATGTTAATAGAGATTCAGCAAAGAAAGCATACCCAGATTTCGCAAAACAAATCGAACAAGCGCCACAAGCAAATCGCTCTTATTCAGCAATAGCAAGTGGAGAACCATTACCAAAAAACACAATAGAGATTTACGATTTCTTTACCAAAGATGGTAAGCAAGGTATTTGTATTGATAGAGAGTGGGTTTATAAGGGTGATATTCTACCGGGATATGAACCAGTCCAACATATTAAATATACAAATCTTCCTGCTGTATTGTGGGGATGGAGTATGATTGCTCCTCTTATTGACTTACAAACACAATACAATAGAACTCGTAATCAAATAATCAAAAACACAGAGTTAATGGCGAATCCTAAATGGTTGATTCCAAAAACCTCTGGTGTTTCCAACAATAGTATTACAGATAAACCGGGTGAAAAAGTTTATTACAATCCCGGTGGTGGTGTTCCACAAGTCGCTTCTATGCCTTCTATGCCTCCATATGTTATGGAATCTGCTATGGCATTACAGAACGAAATGATGGATATTTCAGGGGTTCATTCTGTATCATTAGGTAAAAGAGCAATAGGTATTTCTTCTGGTAAAGCAATCGAAAACTTATCTTCGTTAGACGCTTCACAACTACAACTTACTCAAAATAATATTGAGAAAGCAACAAGAGTTCTAGCAAAGAATATTCTTTTGATTATGAAAGCATTTTACACAGAACCAAAACTAATGCGTATGTTAGATGCTACTGGTAAGATTGTATTTAAAGAGTTGTCCCAAACAGATTTAGTAGAAGACCCAGAGGTATTTATAGAAGCAGGAACTCTATTCCAAAGCGAGATACAAGATAAAGAACAAAAGGTTATGCAAATGCTACAACTTGGTCTTCTATCTCCACAGGAAGCAAGAGAACAACTTTCTACAAGAGCCGCGAATAAAGATATATTAGAGAAAATGTCTAACTCCGCTCACGCATTAAAGATTTTGGAAGCAATCAAACGAGGTGGTAAAGTTGAGATCTTTATTGATGATGACTTATCAACTTTCCAAAAAGTCTTTAAAGATTTTATTTCTAATGATGATGATTATTACAATCTACCAGATGAAACAAGAAACTACATTAGCGATCTTTACAAGAACATATTGATTGCTATTAAGAAAAATATTGTTTCTCAACAAGACCCAGCAGCAATACCAGAACATTTAAGTATTATGGAACAAGCAACAAATCCAGTAATAAGTCAAAACAAAGAACAACTAGCATCTTTGGATAGTGATTCAGCAAGGCAAGAGTTAGTTGATAATCTAATGGTTAAAGCAGAAAAACAAAATGCTCTTAATACTATTGGTGGAGAACAAACCGAAGCGGGTGAAGGTCTAACTGGGATGAAAACAGGAGGTATGCTCTAATGTATTTAGATGAGGTTGTATCATATTTTAGATTAATAGCAGATGAACCAGATAAAACATTTTTACCTGATTCAGCGATTATTCCTTTACTCAAAGTTGCTTATGCTAAATATCATCGTCTTATTACAGATACATATGATAAAGCATATTTAACTTTTTGGGATATTACAAATCCCGCTCAAACAACAGATTTAACTACTGCTCCAAATAACTTAATGCTTCCTAACTCTACTACTTATGCTAATAACAATAGAAGATTAGTAAGATTAAATGATGTTTCCAGTATTACAACTGACGGAACTAATGTTACATATCTTTATTCATATGATTCAGTCCAAGACCCAGTAGAGTTCTCTATGACTGGAAAGATGTGTTATTCTCTACAAGATAAAAAGTTAATCTTTTCTAATAACTGGTCGCAAGTAGCGGCTCAAACTATTCGTTTATCTTATGTGTTTTATCCAAATATAGATTTTACAAAGATAAATACAGGCGACCAAGAAAACATAGACGAGTTTGATGAACTCCACGACCTTATTGCTTTGTTAATGTATAAGCAATATGCGATTAAAGATGTTGCTTTAAATGCGGCGGCAGAACAACAACTCGCTATTAGACAACAAGACCTCAAAGATTATTTCAGTCAAGGACAAGCATTTCAGTCAGTCCATTATGTAGGTAATGAATATCGTAGATCAGTTGGAACTTATTAAGGAGATCCATAATGGCGGTTGTTGATAAGAAACAAACAATACCAGTAATGACTGGTGGTATGAATACAGCAGATCTAACCAACGGAAATGGTTGGATACAGAACTTAAACCATTACCAAGATGCTTGGGAGACAAGATTAGGTTTTGGTGTTATGGGTGTATTTGATACACAAATGTTAGTTAAAGGAACTGCTCCTAAACTTGTTC